TGGAGCGTTAGTACCTCTAAGTACTCTATTTACCGCTTGTACCTGTCCGTTTTCTGGAACTGCGAATACAATCGATGCTCCGTTTGTTACTGATAGATTCGATGAGCCGGAAGCGATTACTATCTCACCTTTCTGAAGGGATGATGTTACCGCCGATAGGGCTTCTAAACTACCACGTCTGTGTTTAATGATTTGTGCCATATTTGGTTTTTATTCTTGGTTCTGATTTGTGAATTCCTTTATAAATATCGATTTTATTCTTAATCGTATTAATTTATTTAGTAATTAAAAAAAAAATTACCACTCCCCTTGGTCAATCACATTGGCAAGTGGTGTATTGTTTGTAGATGGGTCTGCCGGTAGCTGTCCGTTTACTGAAATTTGACCTGGTACAGTTGAATCTAAATCTCCAAATCCACCTTCTGATAAATTTGTTGCATCAACAACTCCTAATGCTCCACTAACTATTAATGAATATCCATCGGAGTTCAATGGCGCTATTGTAATATTTCTTAAAGTAGTTCCATTCAATTGTGCAGATGATGATATAACTCCTTCAGGTAAAACGGCGCCAACATCATTTATAACAATGTTAAGTACCGATTGTGAAAAATCAGAACCAACTTCTGCTGATACTTGTAGTGCTGAACCACTTTCTATTTGTTTTAATCTTATTAAGTTTGCCATATCCTATAAATATCGTTAATGTAATCTTTTTATTGTCCTATCCATTTCGCCTGAAACCAAGACCTACTATCAAATTGTGCCCTTGAGTTTGATGCCCCACCGGTATTCATAATATCTATATAATCGGTTGAACCATTTAGATACACAATTTTTGTTATTTGTTGAGCTACCGAATCAAAAGTACCGGCAGCTGCTACTACTCCACCATTTTTCCTAATCGCCATACTTGCTTCACTATTTCTATAAATATCATATGATGCAATGATTTGCCAATAACCTGCTTTTTGAGGCGTAAATCTATATGTTGAAGTATTGAACCAATTACTTGGTACATTTACCGTATTATTCACAATACTATATCTACAAGTATCATCGGTAAAGCCACCTGGTAAAGTGTAAGTTTCATTTGCGTATGCTTCCAATAAAAATAAAGTTGGAGCGCTTCCACTTGCCGCATATCTTGTATCAAATGATGAAGTTAATTGAGATGAAGAACTTATTGCTCCACTTAATGATGTCAAATAAGAACCCGTTGAATTCTCTAAGCTATCAACCCTACTATCAATACTTTGTGTAAATGTATTTAATGGACTTAAATCGGTAGATTGTGAAACAATACCATTGGGTTTATTTTCTATATTATCCCAAGTTGTTTGCGTTATACTTCCACTTAAAACATATCGTTCATCATATGATGCAGTTAATTGTGATGATGCACTTATTGCGCCATCCAAAGATGTAAGATATGATGATGTTGCGTTTTCTAAATTATCTACTCTAACATCTATACTTTGTGTAAAAGAATTTAGAGAACTTAAATTTGTAGATTGAGAAACTATGCCTTGTGGAATATTTGTAAGAGATGTGTAAGAAATACTACCGCTTAAAATTCCACTACCCTTTGTTTCAAAAGAAGATGTTACGGATTCTAATGAAGATAATCTACTTCTATCTAATATGTTTACTCTCGAAGTAACTGCATCTGCTAATGTATCTAACTCAATTTTATAAGTAGTCCCATTGTCAACACCAACAATTGTAGTATCTAATGATGCGGAAGTTAATGCGGTTAATTCTGATATCTTTTTTCTTACGTTTGCCATTTATTATATTATTATATCTAAACCATCTTCGGTTATTATATTATATCCATCCTCTGAAGCAATTGGTATGTCTATTAATTTGCCTATAACATAAATATCATTAATTGTTACAGAATCGTAATCTATATAATTATCTAATAATGTAATAACTACATTGTTTCCTACTTGCTTAATTGTGTAATGACCTGGAAGATGTAATCCATAAACTAATATTTCAAAATTTTCAGGAGAAGCCCCTTCAGTCCCATAATCCAATAATACATTATAAATTGTTAAAGTTCCAAATCCCGTATTATCAAAAGTATCAATTGTTCTTGATACCATTCTTCCACTAAATTGTAGAATTTCATTATGAAATGCTTCTATTTTATTTTTATTATTTATTAATTTAGTTGGATTTGGATTTGATTTAGTATTTGAATTAAACTTTTTTGGTATAGATGTATCAATCGTTGGTACATATGTATATTGTAAAGATGCGCTGAATTCAGCCTTAGCTTGTTCTTCTGGCAAAGCAATTCCATTTTCATCTCTACCATCATATGAACCCGATAGTGATAATTGTTGTTTGTAATCATCGAACAAATTATCAATATAGCCGGCACCATTCAAATTATTTATATTAATTTGCTTCATCGCTCTGTTGAGCTTTCTGGCATTTGAATTAAATCTATTAAGCATATTGTTCTATATCACCTGTTACTTCAATGTAATCATCATCATCTAAATCAAACTCAAAATTATTTTTTATAAATTTGATTAATAACCCCTCACTTCCTTGTTCTACAATATAATCTTTTGCTGATATATGTTGTGTGTTTACTATCACCCTCAATCTATCTTGCGTTGTTCTATATTCTATTTCTCTTAAAATTTCTACAAATCTCCAACCCGTTGCTTCATATATCCAATATGTAGGATGGTTTAAATCCTTTGGAGTTAATTCGGTATCACCTAATTTTCTACTAATTTTTTGAGTTATATCTAAAAGGCTTCTTTTCATTATAAATCAATAAATTTACCTGTTATAGAAACTTCATCATCGGCATCTACAACGAATCCTAAATTTGCATTATTAAATGTTAAGGATAAATTATTGCTACTTACAAAAGCTACAAAATGTGTTCCCTGATAATATCTAACACCATTTATATACACTTTAACATCATATGAGTTTCCATCGATAGTCAAACCTGCGGTTATAACTCCTGCCAATTGTTCCGGTGCTTTTATTAATTTAATATTTGAAAATATAGTAGGTGCAGCTCCTGCTACAACCATATTGTTATTTAAAGATAAAAAATCAATAAGGTCTTTATTATCATAATATGGTGATGGTGTTGTAAGGAATCCTTCTAATCTACCACTACCACTCGTCATATCAACTTCTGCCGATACAACCAATCTTTTAACTGACATAGATTTTTTGGTAGTAAGTTCTCCATCAAATTTTTCTGGCAATAAGTAAGCCTTTACATTCAATGAAAACTCAACTCTATTAATTCTTTCAGCTCCTTCACCAACTTCGTTAATAACATTGAAATCGGATATAGATGTTCTAAATTTATATTTTTCTTTATCTCCCCAATATGATGATGTAAAGTTAAGATGTTCAATTACTTCGTTAAGTTGTTCGGTATATGATGTCCAACACATACACTCATAATTTACCTCAACGTAATCAGGCATTGTAATATTATAAATCTCTTTTTTAGGTCTAACACCTCCACCCAATGCGCTAAAACGGTCATAACGATTATCTTTTGACCACTTTGTAATAGCAGGATATGAAAGATGTCTATTCAACATAGGCATAGATTCATCTTTTGCAATAGATGTTCTCCTTAACATCATTATTGGTAATTGTATTTTACCCTTTCCATCTCTATACACACCCTGTCTACGAGCGCCATTCCATCTTTCAGAATTGCCATAGATTACCGGAATTTTAACTCCTGCTCCATTTGCATCTTTTAATGTTGGAAGAACAGTATCTTCCAAATAAGACATCATAGCATAATCTATATCAAAGAGAGTTACACTTCTTTTTAGGTCTCCCTTTGTAGATTTTATTTCGTTGGCTCTATTATTGCCAGGTCTTATTGGGTTTACCGACATCTCTTATTATTTTATTCTTGCTTCTATATTCAAATTTGATTTAGATACCATAAATGTAGAACAAACGATACTCCAATTCTTTTGATTACCATACACTGTTTCACCCGGCATTCCACTTACAAATTGTACTTCGTTTGTGTTATCTATTTCAAAATATGATTCATTAAAGAAAATTACATCACCAATTTCAGGATATGTATTTCTTTCTTCACACAACTCTCTATCAAATTTGAATGTAATGTTTTGCTGTGTATCTGACCCAAATCCTTCATATACCGATGATTCTGGTTCTTTATCAATCAAAACATATAGTTCAACACCGGGATACCACGATTTATTCATAGATTCTCCGTAAATATTAACTTTGGTTTCTCTTAAATCAACTTTAAATAAAACACAAACGTTTTCTATTACGACATCTACCAATTCTCTAGCTAAT